TCCGCGTCGAAGACGTGTGGCGGATCCGCCGGGCCTATTCGGAGTTCCTGCGCGAGGCCGTGCCATTCATCGCAGGCCAGACCGGATTCGGACGTGCGGCGTCCGAGCAGCTGCTCCGCGCGCTCGCACTTCGCGTCGACGAGCTGTCGAACCGCGTGACCGGAATCCTGCGCGACGGCATGACCGCCCAGGTCGAGCTCGCGCAGCGAGGCCTCGGCAGCTACGCCTCCGCGTTCACGGGTCACGGCTCCGGCCTGACCGCGCTCTCGATCTCGCCGGCCCAGCTCGACGCCCTGATGCACTTCTCGGCCGACCTGATCGGCGTTCGTACCGGCGGCATCGGCGCTCAGATGCTGCAGCGCGTCAACTCCGCGCTACGGCTCGCGGCGCTCGGCGTCGGCGATCAGCAGCAGTCCATCGCCGCGATCAATCGCGTGCTCGGCGGGCCTGCGGCATGGAGCTACAAGGCCGAACGGATCTACGTGACCGAGACGCTCCGCGCGGCCTCGATCACGACCGAGCAGGGCATCCAGGATCTCAACCGGCGCGTCCCGACCGGCAAGAAGTGGATGTGGTCGCACATCGCCCGTCAGGAGCACGCCGCGATCAACGGCCAGATCGTCGCCGCGGACAAGAAGTTCCGCGTTCCGCTTCCCGCCACCAAGAGCCACGGGGCACGCACCGTGCTCATGCGCTTCCCGCGCGATCCGGCGGCGCCCGCGGCGGCGACAGTTTTCTGCGGGTGTTTCCTCGTCGCCGTGCCGATGACGGCCTCCGGCCACTCAATCGCAGCCTAGAAAAGGGGGTTCCATGCAGAAGCTCGAGAACATGTACCACAACAAGGACGTCGGCCTGCAGGACGTTCCCGTCCTCCACCAGGTCCGCGCCAGCGAGGAAGTCGCCGCCAGGATCGACGCGACGATCGACGCGTTCTTCGCCAGCAAGGCCAAGGTGATCGGCCCCGTCGACGGGGACGGCGAGCTCAAGAAGTACGGGAACGACATCGCGCATAGCGGCAAGGCGCGCACGCGGGTCGCCGGCAAGGATCCCGACAACCCGAAGAAGATCGTCTACCGCTTCGAGGAGACCAAGGCCACCGATCGGCACATCCTCGTGGCCGTATTCAACACGCGAGGCGACGGTGGCGTCGTCGACGACCTCGACGGCAACGCCATCAAGCCGTGGGTCCACCTCGTGTTCGAGGACGGCTCCCAGGTCGATCTTCTCGCCGTCGACGCGCCGAAAGCCGCGAAGGCGAAGACCGAGAAGGCCACGGCCTAATGCGCGAGTTCCTCGGGATCATCCTGGAGTCCGGCGGAGGGCGCGTTCGCGCGCGCCTGATTCGCGAAGGCGTGTCGAAAAACGGCAACCGCTGGACTCGCAAGGTGCTCGAGGGGATGGTCAAGCTCCTCGACGGCGTTCCGATCCACTTCTACGACATGAGCGAGTCGAACGACGGCTCGCTGCTCGCGCACTGGGCGTCCCTTCGCCAGAAGCTCCCGCCCGCGATCGCGCGGCTGCTACCGGAGCGACTGACCGAGGCGACCGTCGGCGTGATCCGGAACGCCAAGGTCGTGGTCGACGGCGCCGGCGTTGCCGCGATCGAGTCCGACATCGAGATCCCGCCGGCGGCCACGTGGTTCCGCGGATTCCTCGAAAGCGTGAAGGCGGTCGGGCGCCAGCTCGGCCTGTCGATCCACGTCCCACCGGACGGATTGACGGGTCGCGCGATTCCCGAAGGGGGCCTTGAGCTCGAGTCGGTCAGCCGGGTCGTCGGCTTCGACGTGGTCACTTTTCCGAGCGCCGGTGGGGCCTTTGAGGCCGTGCTGGAGGCGCTTCAGGAGGAACGGAAGATGAAGGACCTGATCACAAGGCTCCTGAGGCACTTGCCGAAGGAAAAGCGCGCCGCTCTGGAGAGCGCGTCCAAGCGGCCGACCGACGAGGTCGGCTCTATCAAGGCGCTGTGCGAGGGGTATGCCGACTGGGTCGGAGCCTTCCTCGAAGCCGTCGGCGTCAAGATCGAGGCCGCGGCCCAAGCGCCCGTCCTCGAGGCGTTGGCCGCAACCGCGCCCGCGGCGGACCCCGCTCCGGTCAAGCCGAAGAAGGCCACGACGGAGCCGCCCGCGCGCCTCGAATCCGAGGAGCCGGAGGGCGGAGACCCGAAGGACAAGCCCGCGATCGACCCCAAGCTGAAGGCGACGGTCGAGGGACTCGACAAGGACGTGAAGGCGCTGCTCAAGATCAACGGCAAGTCCGTGATCGAATCGGCGCTGAACGTCGCGAAGCTGCCCGAAACCCTCGCGACCTTCGCGCGGGAACACCTCGGTTCCGTCCTCGAGGGGCAGGGCACGATCACCTCGGAGTACGTCGAGAAGTTCGTCGCCGGGCTGAAGAAGGGGATCGGGAACGGCGAGTCGAACGGCGGCAAGGGGATGCTCGAATCCGCCAACCGCGGCGGCCTCGCGGTGCAGTTCCCGGAGTACTCGAACGCCGACCGGGCGATCGCAGCGCTCGACGCCCTCCTCGAAGGAAAGCCGTTCGTCGAGCTGCTCGACAAGGACGGGAAGGTCTTGGAGCGCGTCCCGTCGTTCGGCTCGATCCGTCGCGCCTACGGCGTCCTGACGGGCGACGTGATGTGCGAGGGGCGTGACTTCTACACGCGTAAGCGCCGCATCGGCGGCGTGATGGAGTCGATGGACCTGAGCTCCGTCGGGTTCATCCAGCAATACATGGCGGCGCGGGGTGGCGGCGCCCTCGAGGCCATGACGACCGCGACGTTCCCGCTCCTGCTCTCGGATCGCGCGCACAAGATCCTGGCGAAGGAGTGGCTCAGCCAGGCGATGCAGTGGAAGCTCGTCGCCCGGTCGGAGAACGTCTCGGACTTCAAGACCTGGCGCATCGACAAGATGGGCGAGTTCCCGAACTTCGCGGTCGTCGCGGAGGATGGGCTCTACGTCGACGCCGGCACCAGCCCCTCGGAAGAGGAAGTCACCCTGACGCTCGCGAAGCGCGGCGGGCTGACGGCCTGGACCTGGGAGATGATCGTCAACGACGACACCGGGAAGATCCGGCAGGTCCCGCAGAAGTTCGCGCGCGCGGCCGACCGCACGTTGAACGAGCTGGTGTTCGCGCTCATCACGGCGAACTCCGCGATCTACGACACCCTCGCGCTGGGTCACGCGACGCACGCCAACCTGACGGCGTCCGCGATCTCGGCGGCCAATCTGATCGCCATGCGGAAGAAGATGGTCCTGCAGAAGGACCTCGACAGCCGCGAGGCGGGACGCGTCTATCCGAAGAACCTGCTCGTCGGGCCGTCGACGTACGACCTGGCCTACCCGCTGATCTACTCGGACAAGAAGCCGATCCAGAACAGCACCGACACGAACGTGGCGGCCGGCACCGCCCGCACCGGCACGATCGAGAACCCGAACCAGCCCAACATCCTGCGCGGGGACTACGGGCTGCAGCTGCACGAGGTCCTCTACTACGAGACCGGCGATTCCGACGCGTACACGATGTGTGCGGATCCCAACGTCGCCGAGATGATCGTGGTCGGCTTCCTGAACGGGAAGGAGACCCCGGACCTCTTCGTCCAGGATCTCGATCGCGTCGGCAGCTTCTTCGATCGCGAGCGCATCACGCTCAAGCTCCGCCACATCTACAAGCCGGTGGTCTCGGACTACCGAGGGTTCCAGCTCGGAATCCCCTGATCGGAACGTCCTCCTTCGTGGCCGGGGGCCCGGCCGAACCACAGCGGTCGGGCCCCCATTTTTAGATGCTCCAGAGGTCCCGACACCATGCCGCCCATTGGAAAACGATCGGACGCCATCGAAAAGGCGCTCGTGCGCCTGGGCGCGATCGATTCCAAGAGCTTCGCCCCGGGGGTTGACGCGCAAGAGGACTGCCTCGACGCGACCCTCGGGTGGTACGACCGTATCCGCCCGCGATCCAGCATCTACGAGGTCGCTGGCGACGGCGCGAAGCGCCGGTTCGTTCTCTCGACCGACATCACCGAGTGGGTCAAGGGCTCGGAAGTCGGGTCCGTTCAGTTCGTCACCGCGCCCGACACCGACGACGAGGCCGCCCGGGACCTGGCGCTCGACGAATGGAGCCAGCGCCAGTCGAGCGCCGGCGACGACGTCTTGATGCTGACGGCTCCGGCCCCGACCGGCACGACCCTCAGGGTGATCTGGAACGCGCCCCACGTCGTCGACGCCGACGAAGCGGACGACACCACGATCCCGGAGCGCGACTCCGACGCGTTCCTCACGATGTTTGCGGCCTACCTGGCCCGCTGGGTCTCGCGCCGGGCCTCCGACAGCGCGGCCCCGAGCCTGGGTGCGGACCAGATCGATGCCGAGCCGATCGGCGAGCGCTGGGCCAAGCGCGCGCGCGAGCTCGAAAAGCAGGCGACCGACCGCATCGCGCCGACGTCCGAGAGCGTGCGCGCGGCCGGCGCCTCGATCGAGTGGAACAACGACAATACGCCGGCGCGACAGCCGCGAGTCGGGCACTGACGTGTACCAGATCAAAGTCGACGCGAGCGAGCTCAAGGCCTTCGGCGAGGTCCTGAAAGCTGCGGGCCCGCAGATGCGCCGCGACCTCGAGGCGGACGTGGCCGAGACCTCGGCATTCGCCCAGCGGGTCGCGCGCGAGGCCGCACCGATCTTCCGCGGCACGCTCGTCAACACCATCCAGGTCGAGCCGGTGCTCTCGGTCGAGTCGAACAACGGCATCTCGATCATGGGCGGGATCGCGACCGCGACTCCGTACGCGATCGTCCAGGACGAGGGCCGGAGGCCGAACCGGCCTATGCCGCCCCTCGGCCCGATCACCCGCTGGGTCGAGCTCAAGGTCAGCCGCGGCGACCTGCAGCTCCCCGGCGAGACGGTCGACACCACGAGTCAGCTCCGCGCCGACGCCGCTCCGAATCGCCGGCGCCGCGGGAAGCGCCGCACGACTGCAAGCCGGATCCGGAGTCTCGCGTTCCTCATCGCTCGGTCCATCGGGAAGCGCGGCATCAAGGGCAAGCAATTCATGGCGAAGGCCGGCGACGCCGCAGCCCCGCACCTCGAGGCGCGGGTCAACGCAACGGTCGATCGCTGGACCAACAGGCTCGGTGGGTGATGCATGAACCTCCTCACCGATCCGGACTTCGAGCTAGGGAAGGGCTGGGTCTACGCCGGGCAGGCCAGGCGCGTCACTGTCCCTCCGCCATTCATAGGGCTCTGGTCGGGACGATTGTTCGCGAAGTTCACTACGACGTCTCCGCCGGTCATTTCGATGATCACGGAGGAAGGCTTGTTCGCCCTTCCAGGCGTTCCGATTCCGTTTGCTTTCCGTTGCAACCTCGACGGCTTGCCAGATACGCCGGCCAACTTCCCGTTGTCG